ATATTTCGTATTCCCCGCAAAAAGCACGATTCCCCTAGCGCCTATAATGCACGATAAAATACAACACGATTAAACGATTACTTAATTGAATATTGTATACAATGTACAGCATACGATTAAACGATTGTTTAATTGTTTATTGTATTTATAAAAAACATTGCACGTTATACTTGAATAATGCACGTTATAGTGTTATAATATAATCAGTAAAAGGAAAGGAGAACAGCAAAGATGGAGAAAAAAGTATTTGAATTGTCACAGGAGGAGTTAGACGTAATCGCAACATACATGGATGATGATATTAGAGAGAGCGTTGCTTTTGATTTGGCACCATGTACGCCGAACCAGTTCTTGAGAGAATATGTAAGTAGGGATGAACACTTTGAAGAGCTGTTAAAATCAGAGTTTGGCATAGAAATGTGATAGTAAAAATAAAGGAGAAAAAACATGAAAGGTTTAACAAAACAAGAGCTTGAGACATTAATGGAAGTAGAGAACATTTTATTTTCGCATTTAGACGGTGAAGTAAAGGAAATTTTTAACCATTCGGCTATAGCGTTACATAAAACTATTATAAAATACGTAAAGTTAACGGCTAAAGAGAGTGAATTTGATAATGATAAAGCTGTAGAAACGTATGTTAAAAGCGACATAATAGCATTAAACAATTTATACAGTGAGAAAGTTGGTGAATAATTTATGCCAGAATGGATAACACACGCACAAATACGCAAGAGGTTTCAAGATCATTTTTGTGAGTCGCTATATGATCATCCCGAACTTGTAACACCTAACACGGTTGTTGAATACGAAAAAATTAGAGACATAATGAAAGAAGAAAACGGTACAGCGCTTTCACTATGCAACACAACATACCGCACTAATCTACACTACGCTTTTTTATACATCACGAAAGCAAAAACATATGATAACGGTAGATATTATGTTGCGTATATAACAAACGATCAGCGGATTGATGTGCCGATTAGTAAAAGTTTAATAAAGGAGATTTATTCGTGTATAGAAGAAAAATTAAAAGACTATTAAAGAATCTTATAGTGTTAATTTCATTAACTTTAAAAATGTTAGTGTTAGCAATGATTGTTTACGGTATCTTTTACGGTATAGCGGAACTAGTGAACCAATTCGTTCCGTTGCCGTAAAATTAACACAAATGTTTCACGTGAAACATGTATCAAAAAGTGAGGTATAATAATGAAAAGAGAAAATGTAGATGCAATCTATAAAGTAATGTTTGTGAAGTCTGGGTGTAGTTACACAGCGCGCGTAGTAATTCCGGCATCCGCTGTCTCTGATTTGGGGATAACTGAGGGTGACAAAATACAGTGGACAAGAACGGTTGATGGGTTATTATTAAAAAAGGTTGGTGACAACAGTTGACGTTTAAAGAACAGTATAAACGCGAATACCGAAACTATCTTAGACGTGTAAATAGAGCGGTAAAACAGGGATATGTGGTGGATGTTATTGGACGTGTCAAAAAACCAACAAGAGCGTCCATCAACCGATTAAAACAACAAACAGGCGAAAAGATTAGAGCAAAATCAGAGATCGTTGACATTGAGACAGGGGAAATTTTAAAACCTATTAAAAACAAAAAGAAACGCTCACAACAACAGAGAAAAAACGTTAACATATTAAAAGCAGATTTACAAACTGTGGCTAACACAGTGGAAAATAACATAAGCTTTAGTCCAATTCAGGGGATGTCAAACAAATTATTGCCACAATCAGATAGCTATGAACAACTCATAGATAATTGGTATCAACAGGTTAGAGAGTCATTCTACTGGTACATTGCTCAGTTTATTGAGTGGCAGACAAACAGATTAATATACGGTAAATCAGAAGAAACGCGTAAACGTTTTGCATATGTTTTTTCACAGCATCCTGATCTATTCCCTGAGCCACCGTACGAAACAAGAGATGTTATATTAAAAAGGTTTGATGAAATAGCACGCATGATGGACTTAGCACCCGACAGCGAAGCTTACTATGATTTTTTATCGATGTACGACGGTATAGAAAGTGAGGAATAGACACCTGTATGTAAGGTGGAGATGTTATGGCAAGAAAGAAAGAAATAACATATTGGGCGTGTGATTTTGAAACAACAGTGTGGACAGATGAGAAGGTGAAACAAGTCGGGCATGAGCAAGATTGTACTGAGGTATGGGCGGGTGCTGACGTTGCACTATATGATGTCACTGAGCATGTGACGATTACACACAGTATACGTGATTTTCTAACTAGATTTTTACGTATGCCGGGAAACAACGTTTTATTTTTTCACAACTTGTCTTTTGATGGTTCATTCATTGTGGATTTTTTGCTTCGTGAGGGATACACACACACAAAGGTGAAAGACAGTGAAATGAGGGGTAGGCAATTTAAGACATCAATTTCAGCCATGGGTCAATGGTATTATATTAAAATTAAATGGTCACACACATTACTAGAAATAAGAGATAGTTTAAAGCTTATGCCATCATCGTTGAGAGTAATCGGGGAGTCATTCAAAACGAAACACCAAAAGTTAGAAATGGAGTACACAGGCAACAGGCAAGCCTATTGTGATATAACGCCGGAAGAAGAGGAATACATAAAAAATGACGTTCTTGTGTTGAAAGAAGCTCTCGAAATGATGTTCAATGAGGGGCACGACAAGTTAACGATTGGCTCATGCTGTTTGTCAGACTTTAAGTCTTATTACGTAAAAAAGGATTTCGATAGATTGTTTCCCGACATACGAGATGATTTCATGGACTTTGAATTTTCAGGCTATAACAATATGTGGGAATATGTACACAAATCATATTCCGGCGGTTGGTGCTACGTGAATCCGAGATACGCACACAGAACTATAACATTAGGGAAAGTGTATGATGTAAATTCATTGTATCCGTCTATGATGCATAGTGTTTCCGGGAATTACTACCCCTATGGGCGTGGTCAATATTGCTTAGGCGCACCGCCTGACCATATGAACAATAAGAATGAATTTTACTATTTTGTGCGTTGTAAGTTTCGGTTTCGGCTAAAACCGGGGGCATTTCCGTGGTTGCATATCCGAGGTAACGCACACTATAGAGGTAACGAAAATCTGTACACCTCAGATATACACTATAAAGGACAACATTATAGATATTATTATGATAATGACGGAAATGTCTGCGACACATTACACGAGTTTGTGCTGACTAAAACAGACTGGATGTTATTGCAAGATACATACGACTTGTACGATTTAAACATTATTGACCATGTGTGGTTTTACGCTCGTCCGGGGATGTTTGATGAATACATCAACAGGTACGGGGAAATGAAAAAGAAAAGCAAAGGTTTTAAGAGAACACTGGCTAAATTTTTCCTCAACAACTTATATGGCAAGTTCGCAATGTCAGATGATAGTTCATGGAAAGAGCCATATATGTCTGATGATGGGATCGTCCGTTTCATATTGCACGAAGAACATGAAAAAACTGTTGGTTATATTCCTATCGGTTCAGCTATAACGTCATACGCGCGAAATTTTACGATCACACACGCCATAGCTAATTATGGTCGCTTCTGTTATGCAGACACAGACTCTATACATTTACAAGGTTTAGAGCCGGCTGAAATGGTTGTTGTTGACCCGGTTGAGTTTTGCTGTTGGAAAAATGAATGTGATTTCGATTTTGCGTATTACGAGCGTCAAAAAACATATGCAGAACACGTTATAGCAGAGAACGGCGAGGTGTGTAAACCTTATTTAAATTTAAAAGCGTCGGGTATGACGAAACAAGCGAAACAGGAGTTTATCGCCCGCGGGTTACCGGTGTCCGCGTTACGCGAAAACTTGCAACTTGAGGATGCTAATTTAAAGGGTGTAAGAATCAGAGGTGGAATATTGTTGAAAAATAAAACATTTAAAATACAAAAAAGTGTTGACAAAAAAATTAATCCGGTTTACAATGATAATGTAATCAAAATGAATGGTTAAAAAAGAATGGAGGTTAATATTATGGTTACAAGAACAAATATCACAGCAGAAGTTAAAGCAGAAGTAATGGAAAAAACAGATCATGGGTTTCAGTCAAGAAAAGTTGAGGTTTCTATTGAGAAGTGTACTTCAAAAGAAAAGGCTGAGGTTGTATTGGGTAAAATGTTTAAAAACGCAATTGTTCAGGTGAACGAGTGCTTGTTTTATGCAGACAAACGTGTAATGAGCGATAATGATTTTGTTACACACTCAACATTGAAAGAACATAGGGTGCTCACGCCGGAAGAGGTTGAAGCAATCAGAAGTTCAAGAAAGAGAGGTAATTAATTATGTTACACAATATCACAAAAATGGATATGGCGAACGTAGGGTCAGGACTTGGATTCAAAGACGCGGTGGAACAGGGTGCAGAGGGTGTGCTTGATGGTTTCGGTATCGTGGAATCTGAAAGGCTGAACGAAGAAACAGGACAGCTTGAAAAAGTTGCAATTTCTGTTGTAAAAGTGAATGGACAGCTTTTCACCGGCGCATCGAAAGTTATCGAGGGCAGATTAAAAAATCTGAATGCAATCGTTGGAGACAGTAACGATGTTGAAGAAAAGAAGATCAGCGTAAAATTTGAAAACATTAAACTGGCAAAAGGCAACGGAACAAACCTCATTGTAACTAGATACGATGAGTAAACAGAAAGGATGGAAAAAACCATCCTTTTTAATTATAATATGGTGCAAGATGTTTCACGTGAAACATGACATAGAAAGTGGTGACTGTATGATTAACATAGAAAAATTGGATATGTCTATTATAACCAGTGACACGTTAATGCACATTATCAATGACCCATACATACGATCTGTAACAACGTATGCAGACAGAAAAGGTTTACAATGTCACAGTGTTGTGACAGCATGTGGAGAAAGGTATAAGGTGTTTACACGTGGAAAAGTATTATGATTGTAATTACCTATTAACTTTAAAAGACCGTAACGGAAAAAATCCTGATATATACATTGCAGACGGAAACCGAACAGCTGGAAAAACAGTGTCGTTTAAACGGAGGTTAATAGATACGTTTTTGAAAGAAAAGACTGACGTTAACCAGTTTTATTTGATTTACCGTTATAAAACAGATATGCAATCTATGTCTGACTCGTTTTTTACTGATATTCGCCGTTTGTTTTATAATGGTCACACTATGACGGAGAAGAAATTGTTTGACGGTGCTGTGGTGCAGTTGTTGTTAGATGACAAACCGTGCGGTTGGTGCTTGCCACTGTCATTATCAGGAAAAATAAAGCGAATGTCTTCTATTTTTGTGCAAGTTGCTCACGGGTTTTTTGACGAGTACCAAGACGAGTCAAATAACTATCTTCCGAATGAAATAGATAAGTTAATGTCAATACACACATCTATTGCGCGTGGTGATGGAAAGCAGAGTCGGCGCGTTCCTTTATACATGGCGAGTAATACCGTATCAATTCTTAATCCATATTATCAGGCATTGGGAATTAATAAAATGCTAAAGCGTGACACCAAAATATTACGCGGTGACGGTTGGGTGTACGAGCGAACATATAACGAGAACGCCAGTAAAGCTTTTGAGAGTTCAGCTTTTAACCGCGCATTTTCCGGCTCGAAATACTTTTCGCATGCGTCACAGAACATATATTTAAATGACGATGACGCTTTAATAACCAGGCCCAGCGGTGTATCTGAGTATATGCTTTCGATACGCTACAATGAAGTGTGGTACAATGTCAGGAAATACAACAGTTGCATTTACGTGTCAGAGGGTGCGGACGAAACATTCCCACGCCGTGTGTGTTTCAACTACACAGACGTTGTTGACGATCGCGCAGTGATGGTGAACAGTAGTAACTATATTATTATAGCGTTGCGAAATTATTTTCACCGCGGTTTGATGCGTTTCCAAAACCTCACATGCAAAAATATGATGCTAGACATGCTATCTTTTTTATAGGTTGACATACATAATAAATTGTGTTATTATAAGATTGCTCCCCTCTTTGAGTAGAATCACTGACCACGCCCGGACGCGTTAATGGGCAAGTAGCCAACCGGGGTGGGTGGAGTAACGCACCCTTTGATTTATCTTAGAGGTCACGGGCAGAAAAAATAGCGGTTTCAACTAATTTATGGTTGACACCGCTATTTTAATTTGCTATAATGTGTTTAACGATTAAGGCATGCTTATTCGTTTAATCGTTTGTTTTGATTCATGTTTCACGTGAAACGTCACAGAGAAAGGGGTGGATGTATGGACACTATTAACACAGTGATTAACGCTGTTTCAATGGTCGGATTTCCGATTGTGTGTTGCGGTGTACTCATGTATTATCAGAAATACACACGTGACAAGGACTCCGAACAGCTCAAACAGTTGTCAGAATCTCACGCAGAAGAGATCAAGACAATGGCAGACGCGCTCAATAATAACACCATTGTGTTACAGAAGCTATGCGACAAGATAGAAAGTGTGGTAGATGTGAATGAAAAAAAGTAAGAATCTGATCGCATTATTCCTCTCTGTTATGCTTGTTGTTTCACTACCAGTCACAGCGAGTGCAAATATGAATGGTATTGACGTGTCTAACTGGCAACGTGGAATTGACGTAACACAGATGCACGATGTTGAGTTCGTGATCGCAAAAGCAACAGAGGGTACAGGGTATGTTAACCCGGATTGCGACAGAGTATATCAAGATGCAAAAGAAAGCGGAAAAAAGACAGGTGTATATCATTTCGCAAGGAAAGGTGATGCGATCGCACAGGCGAAATATTTTGTTGATCACATTTCCGGTTATATTGGTCAATCTGTATTGGTGTTGGATTATGAATCATCCGCGGTCGATCAGGGTGTTGGATGGGCGAAAGACTGGCTAGACGCTGTTTACAACATGACGGGTGTGAAACCCGTGGTCTATATGTCAAATAGTGTGGTTCATAGATATGATTGGTCAGAAGTGGCAGAGAATTATTCACTGTGGAACGCGGGTTATCCCTTGGGTTACACCACAATTTATGGATTCGTTGAGAACCCACCAATGCGCTATAATCTCGGTGAGTTCTCTGATAACACATCATTATACCAATACACGTCATCCGGGCGGTTGAATGGTTGGACAGGTAACTTGGACTTAGATGTGTTTTACGGTGATAGCGCAGATTGGGATAAATTAACGGGTTGTGTTGCGTCAGATAACTATAAACCGTCTGAGCCAAACCACAAAACAGAAGATCGTGTTGTGTATTACACTGTACAGTCAGGTGACACGTTGTCACGTATTGCACAACGATACAACACAACATACAATTATCTTGCTTATCTGAACGGTATCGCGAACCCGAACTTGATTTACCCGGGACAGGTTCTCACAATTTCCGGTGCGTATTCATCAAACACGAACACGGAAAACGCCACAACGTACACTGTAAAAAGTGGTGACTGTCTAACTTCCATTGGAAAAAGACTTGGTGTTTCGTGGATTGATATTGCAACTAGAAACGGGATTCATTCACCGTACACCATCTATCCAGGTCAGGTATTGGCGATTGCGTCAGGTTCATCAGTGAGTGGTTCACAGTATTACACGGTACGATCAGGTGATACATTGTCACACATTGCGTCACAGTACGGCACGAGTTATCAGACGCTCGCTAACCTGAATGGAATCAAGAATCCGAATCTGATCTATCCCGGTCAAAGTATAAGGTTGTGGTGATATGCCATCTATTAACACTGCTTACACATGGATGATTAACGCGTGCAACGCACCCAACATTGGTTATTCACAGAAATACCGGCGTGGACAGAATGTGAACGGGATCACGTATTATGATTGTTCCTCTTTGATCTCTCAGGCATTAACGCAAGCCGGTTATTTCGAAACGAACCCATGGTTCACGACTTACACCATGGGACAGTATTTGCTAGATGTTGGGGCGCAACATTTTAAAACAGAGGCCGTGCCATGGCAAGCCGGAGACATTTTAGTTGTGCGTAATGCGACACGCCAACACACAGAAATGTGTTATGAACCGGCAGATAGTGGTGGAATCACAATGGGCGCGCACACTGCGAGCGTTCCACTTGCACAACAGGTTTCCATCAACAGCTTTGTAACAAAGCCTGATTACTACACAGACTTGTATCGGTTGGGAACAGCCACAAAACTTAAATGGATCAGTAAAAATAACTATCTCACAGAGGAAGAAATGCAAAACAATGCTTATGTATTCTATTCGATCATGTGGGGTTATGGTTTCACTTTGAACGCTGTCGCGGGTATGCTTGGTAACTTTGAGCGAGAATCCAATATCAACCCGGGGTTATGGCAAAACTTAGATCAGGGGAATTATAGTCTTGGTTTCGGAATCGCTCAGTGGACTCCGGCAACGAATTATACGAACTGGGCGAAAAGTCAAGGGTTCGAGATTGATGACGGTGACGGGCAGTGTTTGTGGTTGGATACTCAGACAGAATCATCCGGTCAGTGGATTCCAACCTCTCACTATAAAATGTCTTGGTTGGAATTTAAAAAAGCTACAGATGAACCTGAGTATCTTGCTAGTGTGTTCCTAAAAAATTTCGAACGTGCCGGTGTCGAGGTTGAGGAAGAACGGCGAAAAAACGCGAGAAAGTGGTATGAATATTTAAAAAATTTTAACCCAAGCAACCCACACCCGAAAAAGAAAAAGAAATCAAAATTGTGGTTATACAGTATGCCAATATGGAAAGGAGTAAAAAGATTATGACAAGAGAAGAAGCATTAGCAATGATTGTTGATGCACTTAACAATGTAGAGGAATTTGACGAAGCACTCACAGTGTTAAGAACACCAACAGAGGATGAAATCACATGGAAAGCAAAATACGACGATCTTGCAGAAAAGTACAAGACACGGTTCAAAGAGGAAATCATGACACAGAATGTTGGTGCATTGGAAAAACCGATTGAAGAACCAATCACACCTGAACCGGTTACTAAATTGGAAGACTTGGACTTTTCAGCAGAAACAGAGTAATTGATGACACATCACAGAGAAAGGAGAAATTACACATGACAGCAAAAGCAACTAACCAGGCAATTTTAAACGCCATGCGCTCAGAGTATGAACTTGAAAACAGAATACCTGAGGCAACTCTTACTAATCTGTCTGAGATTTTCACAAAAATGATGAGTTATTCACAGGGTAAAAATCAGATTATTCCGTCTCTACTTGAGAGAATCGGCTTACAGACTGTGGACTCAACAGCTTGGAAAAATCCTCTCGCTATGTATAAAAAAGACCCTATGCGCTATGGTATGACGCATGAAGAAACATTCGTCAACATGTGTAAAGGGAAATTGTACGACCCACGTGAATCCTACGAGGTTGCATTTCAGCAGTATCAGTCATACATCATGACCGTGTTCCACAAGGTCAATCTGAATATGCAGTACCCAGTTACAGTAACATTCGATAACTTGCGGTCAGCATTTTTAACAGAATACGGAATCCGCGATATGATGGGGATGAAGATGCAGTCAGCCGTATCCGGCGCGAACTGGGATGAATACAACGCTATGAAAGGTATGATAGACACTGGATACACACAACAGATTTTACCGGCTGTTACTGTTCCGGCTGTTGTGGATGAAGTGTCCGCTAAGAGAATGCTTGCAGAGGTGAAATCCGCGGTAGATGAATTTAAGTTCCCTAACCCCGCGAATAACATTGCGGGTGCGACTTCCACATCTGAACCGTACAGCCTCATCTTCATTACAACACCGAAAGTTAACGCTCAGATTAGTGTTGACGCACTGGCTTATGCGTTCCATCTTGACAAAACACAGATGGATGTTAGAACCGTAATTGTTGACAAGTTCGCGAACTCAGCGATTCAGGGTGTGTTGATGGATATTAGATTTTTCAATGTAAGAGATCAGTTCCGTGAAATGAGCGACCAAAGACTCGCTAATGTGTTGGCATGGAATTATTTCTACACTATGGTGGAAATGATTAGTGCGTCACCGTTCTACCCGATCAGAGTGTTCACCACAGATCAGGTAGTTACAGACAAGTTAACTATTTCTGCGAATGATGGAACATACACACCGGGTACAGTGACCAATATTGCGGCAGCCGTGACAGGTGGAACAGGTTCATACCATCAGAAACTTTTGAGTTATAGTGTTTCAGGTGCAACTTCGAAAGATACATATATCTTGCCAGGCACAAATCAGTTATATGTTGGTTCAGATGAAAAATCAGCAAAACTTGTTGTTGATATTGTTTACAGACCGGATGAAACCATAAAAACAAAGGTAAATTTTACCAAAACGACTTAGTGTTAACAGGTGTTGAGTTGGCAAATACAGACAATACCACGATTCCACTAAAAAGCTCAGATTTTGGAAAAAAACTTTATTGGAGGTGAGTAACCATGATTCCAATGCCTACACAGGCAAATGTAGTACCACGCATACCACAAACACAGTTAAGACTGTATAGAGGTGTTCCATGGGATAATTCGTATAATCACGTCAGATTGTACAACTCAACACAGGACTTGTTGAATCATCTTGAAAACTGGAGGGTTAACCCCTCCAGTGAGTTAGATGAAATGTCACCAATCAGAGTTGGGTCACTTGACGTGAAAGTGCCATTCACTGAAATGTCTGCGCTTGATCTTAACTATTTAGCATTCAACAACTATGGGTTACATGATGAATGGGTATTCTGTTTCATTACATCTATAGAGTGGAGATCGGAGCGTACAACAAGAATCATATTTGAATTGGACGTGTTCCAGTGCAACTGGTACAAGCTGAATGTGAAACCTTGCTTCATTGAATATCATCACATTCCAAAAAGTCAGGACAGAATAGGTTCAAATCAGATACCTGTGAATCTTGAAACGGGAGAGTCAGTTGTGGCAAATTCCTATCTATACCCGTTGTACAACATGGATATATGTGTCTATGTTTCAGAGGGAACAACGGGCGAACCTTTTGACGGCTCAGTAGTTAACGGAATATATCGAACAGGGTCGCTAGGACATTACAGTGTCAAAGATGTAGAAACAGTGAACAAACTGATAAAGCAATACACGGAAGAGGGTATTGTTGACGATATTATGGCTATATTCATGGCTCCTCAAATATGTATTAACGCGATAAAGGGTGATAACTCAAACCGGGCAGAGTTCAAGTTACCTTTAAACAAAGGTGATATTTTCGGCGGTTATATTCCACGCAATAAGAAGTTATATAGCTACCCGTTTTGTTATGCTATGGTGGACAATAATGAGGGTCAGGCAAATGTGTATCGATTTGAATTATCGAACAATACCGACCACAGTATTGACTTTGAAATAGTTGGTGCAATGTGTACCCTACCACAGGTGTTAGTCTCACCATCAAATTATAAGGGTGTGAACCGTTTATTTTCTGAGTCATTGGTGATATCAGGATTTCCACAATGTGCTTTCCAGTCTGACACGTTCAAAGCTTGGGTTGCTCAGAATAAGGGCGCACTGGCTGTTCAAGCTACATCTATTGTAGCTGACTCGTTGCAAGCACCTGTTGGTGCTGTGACAGCTGTAGCTACAGGTGGAGCTGTTGGTGGAACTCAAGTGGCAACAGGTTCTGCTAGTGCAATACAAGGCACTATGTCCTTATTGGCTCAGCTAAGAGATAAATCTGTTGTTCCGGCTTCCGTTCACGGGAAAGCACTTTCTGAAAATGTTAATGTTGCTTGTTCGCTAACAGGGTTCACTTTCTACGTTATGTCATGTCAGGAAGAATTTGCACGTGTGATTGACTCGTTCTTCGATGTCTACGGATATCCAATCAATAGAGTCGCAATGCCAAACATACACACTCGATCAACATGGAATTACGTAAAAACGGCGGGGTGTGGTTTCACAGGTGCGGTTGACTTGGCACAGTTACAACAGATTAGAGCTATTTTCAATCGAGGTGTTACACTATGGCACACAGATGACATAGGGAACTACTCACTCCCAAACAATTAGAAAAGAGGTGACAATGTGGGAACAGTGAAAAACCCCTACAGGGTATATGAAAAAGGTATCAACAAATTATACAACAATCAAGATATCGTTGAATTCTACTTTTTTAACAATATCATGAACTTGTTTGTTAATCGTTTTAAGTACACCGGGTTACCTGAATCAATTGAGCCATTCTTTATTGAACGCGTCATGTTTTTTCATGGTTTGGGGTCATTCATCTATGACGATATTGCAGATGCTTTCGCGTTCATGAAAGTGAACCTGTCAGGAATGTATGATATATACAGCGTGCCTGAGGAAAGGTGGGCGTATGCTAACAATGGTTACATGAAAGAATACGGAAAAGATAACTCTGTAATCATGTGGGATTCAGCGACCGCATTTCCATATTATTATACAGCATCCATGTATGCTGAAACTATGGCGAATGTGTGGCGTACGCGTGACATTAATATGTTTAGTCAACGAACACCTGTTGCGATTGCATCCTCTGACGATGAAAAGCTTAGTTATCAAGTTCTCGGTGATGAATACTTCAACTATGTTCCTGTCATTAAGATTAGTGATACAATCAATATCAAGAATTTACAGGCTATATCATTAGGTGCGCCTTACGTTGTTGACAAATTGGAAGATGAACTTTCCGTGTTGTGGGCGCGTGTACTAACTGATCTTGGTTATGAATCGAACCCGTCAGAAAAGAGAGAAAGGCTGATATCTGATGAAGTAGCGGGAAACAACGGGCACACAGAGGGGAATCGAAATCTAGCTCTAGCACTAAGAGAACGTGCAATTGACGCATGCAATAAATTGTTCGGATGGAAAGCGAAAGTGGAATTTAGATCGAACCTACCAACACCACTGAACGCACCAGAACATTTTATGCCAAACACTGACAGAAAGGGTGAAGTTATTGAGTAAGTATACCACAACTATATACAATATACTTCAAAACATTGTACCAAACTCGGAGAGCCTATCACCGGATGAACTGGTTGAGAATGGCGTAAACGCTTTTTTCGACTTCTCATTCCCTTGGTATAACAACACAGGTGATGGAAAATCTGAATTTATGACCGCATACTTAACAAGGTATTTGAATAATGAAATAGGACAAGAAACGTTAGGAATGCACAAACAATTTTTTAAAGGTTTGATGTGTGAAAGCATGGAAGAAATGAAACAAAAATATAGATTGCTTGGCTGTATGCCTAACGTTGCGGGAGAAAGGGTGATGAAACACAATGAAGACATAAACGACACAGAGAGAAGTAACACAGATGTGAAGCAAGATGCAGTATCTACAGATACTTCAAATCAGAAGCAAAACTCGCAGTCTATTCATTCAGATAACCCACAGGTCACAATTAGCACACATGACTATGCATCTGAAATGGATAGAGGCGAAGCGACAACAAACAACACCACAAATACAACAACAAATTCTTCCGGGCAAAGTGATAGCAACCGTGTAGGCAACACAAAACGCACACTATCTGAAAATGTGACAGACACACGCAATAGTGATAAATATTTTACTGCAATTTCTGATGGTGTGTATTTAATCAACACAATACTATTAAAACGGTGTAGAAAACTATTTATGCAAGTGTGGTGAAAAAAGTGAGGTGATAAAAATGGAAATAACACCATTAATCAGGTTAAGTTGTTGTAATCTACCATCAGTTTATAACGACAAACAGTCATACTATGAAGTTCTCTGTTATCTTGAAAAAAAGATAAATGAATGCATTTCAGCTATCAATAACTATACGGATGCATACAAAAATTACACGGACACGCAAATCGCTCAATTAAAAGCAACACTTGAAAGTGAAATAGATTCCCTTGAAGAGTATGTGGACACACAAGTTGCAGACTTCAAAGGGTACGTTGACGGAAAAATTACTATTGTTGAATCTGATTACAACGAAAAAATAACAAAACTCGAAGTATCAATAAACAAGAAAATAAATGATATTTCGAACTCATTGACAGAGTTGATAAAAACCATGTACCGTTTAAACGCTGAAACGTATTCATTCATCAACCAGCAAATTGATAGATTAATTGATTATGTTGACAAGTACGTCTGCGAGAATGTAGAGTGTTATAATCCTGTCACAGGACAATATAACAACATATGCAAAATTCTTGGTGATATTTATGACTCAGCGAGATATTGCGGAATAACTTGCGATAAATTTGACGGTTTGGAGCTGAGCTGTAATAGTTTTGAAGCACTAAACATGATGGCACACGATTTTGATTTATACGCCGGGTGCAAATTAATCCCGTCAAGTCAGTTATATATGTTCTCACCGTTCACAGGTGAATACGTATTCTTTCAAGATGTGCTTTATCAATTGGCTGAATTACACAGCAACGCACCAATTACAGTTAACGAGTTTGATGCCCTAAAATCACTAACTTGTAATACCTTTGCGGGTTACAAAATGTCGGCATACACGTTTGATAACACAGCAAAAGATATATTAATGTAAGGAGAGATTATTATGAGTACCACAAATAAAACAACAAACTATAATTTGTCACAGTATATCGGAACGGACAAACCTACGTACCTTGGTGATTATAACAGTGATATGTTAAAAATCGACACCCAGTTGAAAGCGAACGCAGATTCCGCGAGCAATGCAGCGAGTGCAGCTGGTGCAGCTCAGGCAGTTGCGGGAGATGCATCAAAAAAGGTGCAGAACTTAAATAATTCTGTGACCGCTAACAGTGCAGATATTGCCAGTTTAAAAACAAAAAACGCGCAACAGGACTCATCTATTCAGAACGCATCAAATACGGCAAGCTCAGCACTGAACAAAGCAAATCAAAATGAGCACAATATCACAGACATTAACACGCGTAATCAGTGGATTCAGGGAACTAACATTCATAATACTGGACTTCCTAACTACACGAAAGGTTCATGGAACTGTTCATATAACAGGTTATCAGGAATGCTATGTATTAGTGGACAGATTGAACTTTCTCAGGGTTCAACTATTGCGGGTGAATCAAGAATTGCAACGATTCCTGATAATATTTTGAAATTGATTAATCTATCCGGAGAACAAAAAATTTGGAGTTCTTTATTTGTGACAAGGTGGGATGGTTCACTGGAAGTTAATAATCTCACAATTGATCGGACCGGGAAGATCTATATGACATATACAATAAACAATGTACTGTATATGAATTGTCAGCTTGCACTTAACACTTCAACATGGAATTTATAATTATATCGTGTGTTAATGTTTAAATAAAGAAAGACTATAAGGGTGT